GAATTGATGAAGGACCGATCAACCGCGCCGAGGCCAGACCTGACCGGTCGTCGGCGGAGGCGTGCCACCACCTCCGATGGGTGGGACACCCTGGAGCTGCAGCGGCAGGTTCGACCAGTACTGCGGCACCCACAATGGCGGGACGGTGACGGCGTACACGAGCGAAGTGAACCCGGACAGAGGTGCCGGGGACGGCATCGTCGGAGAACCGGCCGTACCACCGGTGAACGGACGAACCGTCATGGCGCGGCTACCCCCGTGTCGACATAGATGTTATTGAGGTTAGCCGAGGTGAACACACACATCCATTGAGTGCCGTTGAGGGCGATGGTGTCACCGAGGACGATGCCAGTCGAGCGGCAGTTCGACCCGACCAGATTGTTGTAGATGGCTCGGGGCTCACCGGCGGTGTAGGTGGTGGTCACGTTAGTCGTCAACGCCTGCGGGATGAATACCCGCGAGACGTAGTACTTACCGGTCGACTGGCTCTGCGGAGTGTCCCGGTTGGCATAGATGAATGACGCGGGGAAGTACTCGAAATCCTCCGAACGCAGCGGCGGCGTACCGGAGGCCCGCGCCGAGGCGACCCAGGTGGCCGTGGCCTGATTGAAGAACGGGGCCAGGGCGCGGGTGAATCCGCCGCTGGCGTACCCGGTCGTCGTACCCGGGCCGTTGAGGGAGAACGAACCCACCGCCAGCGGATCACTGGCGGGGACGAGAGGGGTGGTGCCGCCGAAGTAGTAGAGCGCCACGTTCGACGCCGTGGTACCGAAACCGAAGACCAGATGGTCGGAGTAGACGATGACAATGTAGTAGTAGGTCGTCGCCGTCGCGGAACTCAAGAAAAGTCCGTTCAAGGCTCCCGGCGAGGTAGGTAGGACCACGGGGGATTGTGCGGCAGCAACGCCTCGCATCACCCAGGTACCCGACCCCACATCTGGGGAGAAGATCATGTCACTGAACTTCCCGGCCGAATCGACCCAGCCCGGGTTGGCGATGTTGTTGAACCCAGAAAGCCAGACATTCGTCTGATTCGTCACGGCCAGCACCGGGGACGTCCCCGTCAAGGAACTGGTGGCCGTCACGGTCGGGTTGGTGTATCCGGACATGCCGTGCAGGAACATGATGTCGTAGCCGCCGGGGGATGAGATCGAAGACGCCCCAGTCGCACCGAAGGTCACGATCGCATTGCCCGCCCCCACCGTGGACAGGGCCTGGATCGCCGTCTGGAGGGTGGCGGGAGTGACGTTGTATGCCTGCGCTGGGGTGGTCTGCCCGTTCACGGTGACGGTGAACGTGCCGCCGGTCGCCGATCCGGAACTGAGGGAAACGACCTTGCACTGAGGGATTCCGGCAGTGGAAAAACCCTCGCTGACCGTCGAGTACATGTTGTTGGCGTTGTAGGTGATGGTGAACCGGTAGTCCGATCCCAGGCCCGACAAGGTGCCGTCGTTCTTGAAGATCACGTAGTACCAGTTACCAGAGCCGATCGGGCCCAGGTTCGCCTCGACCGTCCAGGCTGGGTTCGCGGTGATCGCGGTCGTCAGCTTCGCGACGAGGTCGCTGATCGCCAACGCCGCCGTGCCCTGGGTGGTGGACGTGAGCGGGGTGTAGTTGATTGCCATTAGGACTCCAATACCAGCGTCATCACGGCGCACCTGTGTCGACGTAGAAGTTGTTCGCGGCGGCTGAGGTGTAGATGCACATCCATTGGGTGCCGTTGAAAACGATGGTGTCGCCGACGACGATGCTGGGGGGACGGCAGTTGGATCCGACGAGGTTGTTGAAGAACGCCCTGGGCTCGGTGGCCGTATAGATACTGATCGTGTTCGTCGTCAACGCCTGCGGGACAGACACCCGCGACATGTAGTACTTTCCGGTCAGTTGGCTCTGCGGGGTGTCCCGGTTGGCATAGGCGTAGGACGCGGCGTAGTACTCGAAGTCACGTGAATCCAACGGGACCGTCGAAGTACCTCGGGCTGCCGTCACCCAGGTCGCCGTGCCCTGACTGAAGAACGGGGCCAGGGCGCGGGTGAAGCCGCCTCCGGTCCAGGTCGATCCGCTGTTGGGGAAGGTGAGGGAGAACGAGCCGACCGCCAACGGATCGCTGACTGCAGCGAACGGTGTCGTCCCTCCGAAGTAATAGAACTGCAGGTTCGCCGCCGACGTTGGACCAAAGCCCAGGACCAGATGGTCGGAGTAGACGACCGCCGTGTAGTAGTACGTCGTCGCCGAAGCGGCGGTGACATACATGCCCGCCATGGCGTTCGGCGGCAGGCCGATGGCCTGGTTGGTTATTCCACGAACCGCCCACGAACCGGCGGTATTGATGTCGGTGGTGAGTGCCGTGTCGGTGAACTGACCGTTCCCGTCGATCCAGGCTGCCATCGTGAAGGCCGGGGTCAGGGAGGTCCACACGTTCGTCATATTCGACGCGGTGAGCACCGGCGACGTCCCGGTCAGACTGCTGTTCACGGTCACGGTCGGGTTCTGATACCCGGACATGCCGCGCGTGAACATCAGATCGATACCGGGGTTAGATGCCACGTTCGCCCCGTAGGCCAGACAGTTACCAGTCCCGACCCCGGACAGGCTCGCCACCACCGTCTGGATCGTCGCCGCATTCGAGTTGTAACCCAGTGGTGTTGTGGTCTGCCCATTGACGGTGATCGAGTAAGTGCCACCAGTTGCGGTCCCGGAAGTAACGAACAGTGTCTTGAACTGATTGGTTCCGGTGGTAGCGAAGCCCTCGCTGACTATCGAGTAAAGGGTGGTGGCGTTGTAGGCGATCGTGAACCGGTAGTCCGATCCCAGGCCCGATCCGGCGGCCGAGTTCTTGAAGACCCGGTAATTCCAGTTACCCGTGCCGAGCGGACCAATGCTCGCCTCCAACGTCCACGCCGGATTCGCCGTGATGGCGGCGGTCAACTTCGTCACCAAATCGGCCAGCGCAAGCGCAGCAGTGCCCTGAGTGGTTGAGGTGACCGCCGTGTAGTTGATCGCCACTACGGCTCCAGTACCAGTGTCGTCAGGGTCACCGTGACGGTCCCGGTGACGGTGTCGTTGTTCGTGACGGTCATCGGAATGTTGGCCGTCGGTGTTGCCTCCATGCTGGCCCCATCGGGCATCGGCGACAACCCGTGCACGGCGGTATCAGTGGTGATGTATTCGAGCAGCACCCCGGCATCCGATGCCGGGTCCGTGCCGGTCGGGCGGGACAGATCGGCAGTGCGCGCTGCCGCCGTGGCGTACAGCCGGACCCGAGCGGGGCGTGAGGTCTGGATGTTCAACACGGTGAACGTCTTCGCGATCGTGATCGCGGTGGTCGAGTTCGTCGCGGCGGGGGCAAGAGAGGTAGTCGTCGCAGTGGTGACGGTACGGACGGCGCTGCCCGCCGCACCCGGATCACCTTTAGGCCCGGTCGGCCCAGTCGCGCCCGGATCACCCTTCGGTCCGGGCACAGTTGAATTGGCTCCCGCCACACCCGGATCACCCTTCGGGCCCTGGATTCCGGGGTCACCCTTCGGGCCGGGGACGATCGAGTCGGCTCCGGCCGGTCCCGGAACGGTCGAATCGGCTCCGTCCTCGCCCTTCGGACCGGGATCGCCTTTCAGACCAGGGTCGCCTTTCGGACCGGGGACAGTGGAATCGGCCCCGGCTGCGCCGGGGTCACCCTTGTCTCCTTTGTCCCCCGGGTCGCCCTTCGGACCAGGAACGGTGGAGTCAGCCCCGGCCGAGCCGGGGTCCCCCTTGTCTCCTTTGTCGCCTTTGGCCCCAGGGTCACCCTTGGGGCCGGGCACGGTCGAATCAGCCCCGGCCGAGCCCGCCGGTCCACGCGGACCGGGATCCCCCTTCGGGCCGGGTGGACCGCCGGGATCCCCAGGCGGGCCAGGATCGCCCTTCGGGCCGGGCACGGTGGAATCGGCCCCGGCCGGGCCGGGCGGACCGGGATTCCCCGGCGGACCGATCGGGACAACGGTGACGACAGGGGGTGGTTCCTTCCCCACGATGATGTTCATGAGCGTTCTCCTCCTCGGCTGATCAGGTGTAGGTCGGATCCGGGTTGAACCGCGTCCACTTCGTCCCCGACCATAGGTACAGATAGGTCCCGTCGGTGATCAACTGGTTCGGTCCACCCGACTGCATGGAGGGGTCCGCCTGCGGGACGATGATCGCGGGTGTGGACATCGACGGCGTGGATGGAGTGGGGGTACTGGGGTAACCCGGAATTCCAGCTTCATCCACGGCGGTGACCCGAATCTCGCCGTGCGGAATCGGTTGGGGGAGGGGCCCCGCACCGGCGATCCTCCCTATTTCCAACCGGAACGAGTTAGTGGAATCACCCAATGCGAAGCCCACTGGATCACTGTGGCCGATCGTCAGGCCAGCAACCGTTTGAACACCGGCAGCAGACGCCGCCTGAGTCTGACCGAGGGCGAACCCGGCATAGGTGCCCGGGGAAGGGAGGGCGTTACCGACGAGTAGCTGCTGAGAAATGATCAGAATGGCCTCGTCGGTGACGGTAGTCAGGATCATCTCGAACAGGTTGTAGTAGTTGTCGTACCGAGCATAAATCTTGAATCCGTCGGAGATCGGATTCATAGAAATGTAGAACAACCCCGCATCATCACCAGCGATAGAGGTGTCTGTTGACCGGCCTACGCCAACGATCCCCAGGGAACCGGTAGAGCCCACGAACGCAACTGTGATGGAGTCGGCAAAACCTTCATTCCCGACCCCCGCAAGATCTTGGGCGAAGAGATAGACCAGAATCCCGGCGGCATAATCCGGACGCGAGACAGTCATGGTCTGATAGCTGGAACTGGTGGTATCGGCATAGACCATTCCGAGAGTGTCAGCTCCAACGTTGAAACCCAATTTATGTCCCGTAACGGCAAACGTGTCCCCGGTACCGACCAGAAAACCATGTGTCGTCGGGTTGAACGCACCATCGGGTGTCGCACTGACGTCCAGTGTTGCCACATCGATCGGCAGGGGTAACGTCGATTCCACCTTGGCGTAGGCGAACCCGAGCGGCATCGGGTTACCACTGACATCCAGACCGTTCCACGATCCAGCGCCCGTGAGGTAGTCGATCGTCGGTGCGGCGGCTTGGGGCATCGATGGTCTGACGGATATCGGCAAACTGACGAAAGCCGGACTCGGGGGACCTGCCATCCCAGCTTGGTTCACTGCGGCGATCTGAACGTAGCCATAGGGGATCGCGGCAGGAAGTTGCCCTGCCCCGGCGACCCGTGCGACTTCGAGGATCAGTAACTCACCCGCCGGTAGGGCGCCCCCCATAAGCAGTTCGAACAAGTCACTGAACAGATCGTCATAAGCACCATAACCGATAGTCAAACCGGTGATCATTTGCTTATTAGGGGAGTTTGATACCTGACCAAGGACAAGTCCGGCGAGTGAACCTAGCAATGAGGCGCCCTCATCAAAGACTACCTTCTGGGAAGCAACCAAGACGACCTCGTCGGCGAGGGTCGTTATAATCACCTCAAGCCGTTGGGTACCAGTGAATATCCGAGCCTGGATCTTGAACCCGTCCGCTATCGGGGAAGTGGAGAGGAAGAAAGTGCCCGGCTGCCCAACAAATCCACCTTTGTCATCTGACTGCACTACTGCAAGAATTCCCTCATCGCTATCAGGAACTCCTAGAATCGCAACCTCTATAGCAGCAGCACCGCTCAAACCACCATTGCTGACCAACGCGAGGTCTTGGGCGAAGAAATAGGCCACAACCCCAGCGCGGTAGTCCGGACCGACGACGGTCATGGACTGCCACTCGGTAGAAGTGGTGTCGACATAGACAACGCCGACTATATTGTCGAGTGTATGATCAAGATCGTTGAGTTGGGTGTCATGACCCAGTTTGTGACTGGTAACGGTGAACGTGTCCCCGGTACTGACCAGGAACCCGTGTGTCGTCGGGTTGAACGCACCATCGGGTGTCGCACTGACATCCAGTGTTGCCACGTCATAGGGCTGGGCCAGGATCGACTCGACCTTGGCAAAGTCGAACCCGAGCGGCATCGGGTTCCCCTCGACATCGAGACCATTCCACGACGCCTCACCCGTGACGGCATTGAGCGTCGGTGAGGCGGCCTGGGGCATCGGCGTATTGAGGCCGCCGCCGCTCCCGACGGTGTCGGACCAAACTGCAGTGTTGAGGTCCTGCATCTGCAGGACGCCACCGGCGAAGGCGTCGTTGCCAATGACAATCGGGGTCGTGGTGGCCAGGATGTTCTCGGCGGCCGGGAGTACGTCGACATAGTCGATGTACGAGGCGACCGATCCGACCAACGTCTTGAGGGTGATCGTGCGGGGCCGGGCGAGGTAGACGTTGATCACCCCGTGAGGGACGGTAAACGGATTGGGCATCACGGCGGTCAGCTGCTGATCGGCGTACACCAGGTCAGTGATCAGCGCACTCGTCGACCCAGGGTCACACAGGGAGACCTGGGCTCCGGGCACGACGTTGCCTGCGGCGTCCTGGATGACCCGATACAGGTGTGCCACCGTCATCGTTCGCTCCTCACTTCCGACCACGCGGCCAGAGTTGTCCGATCGTCAGTGGCGGAGTCGGAGTCGGAGCTACCGAACCGAACGGTATCTGGCCCGCCGGAAGCCAGACCGCCGTCTGGAACTGCTGCGCAATGAAGGCGGGTGGGATCGCCGAGTCCGCCGGTGGCCAGGCCGCCGACTGGAACTGCTGTGCGGCGGAACTGACCGGGGTCAACTGGGTGGCGATGTGGTTGGCAACGTACGCGGTCCCCGCCTGGGACGAGGTCGCCGTCCGGAACACGAACTGCTGGTTCGCGTCCGGCGCGACCGGCCCGTTGCCGTCACAGATGATCAGCGACACGAACGGCGATGTCGGGGCCGAGGTGTTGACCCGAACCCGATAACCCGATGGCGGGGTCCAGACCTGCACCGCCGTGGTCTGCACGTCGGCCCAGACCCGGATGTCCTCACAGGTCATCACCATGCTGGCCAACGCGCTGTCGGTGCGGGACGTTGCGCTGGATACTCCGCCTGCGATGACATGCCCGTACACCGGGGAGGTGGCATCGGCGTAGCGATATGCGACCATCCCCACCACCGCCGCTTGCGCACTGCCCCAGGACACATTCAGCGACCCGGACTCCGACCCGTCACACTTGTGCCAGTAGGACTTCACCCGCAGCGTCGATTCGTCCAGGCTGTCGACCGCCGTCCAACCGGACGGGTTGGTGATCGCCGCCAACCCGCCGAGAACAACCACCAACAGGCACCAGTCCCCGTTGATGGTTGAGGCCCACGGCACCGGCAGCGAGGTCGCTGATCCGGTGCTGGCATTGGTGGCGGCGAGGAACATCAGCTCGTCCGGAACAGGAACGACCTGTTGGGGCCGCCCCATGCGCCCCAGCAGAGACCGGAATTAGAACTGCCGTATCCGGCAGACAACCAGGACCGGGACACCCCGTAATGCGGGAACGACACGGTCACTCCCCCGGCCAGGTCGGTCGGTACCATCGCCATGACGAATTGGGACGGTCCACCGAGACGGACGTTGTAGCCGGTGAACACGGGTTGCGGGTACAGCACCCCGGCGACGACGTTGGTCGCACTCGGACCAGCCGCCGCCACGGCCCAGCCGCTCAACTGCTGCCCCTGGTTCGGGCCGAAGCTGTTCGGCAGATACGAGCAGACCGAGATGTTGTTGTAGCCGCCGCTGCCGCCAGAATTCAACACTATGTATCCATCGGCAGAAGGCGTGCCGTCAAACGCGCGCGTCCGCTCCACCAGGGTCAGGTACCCACTCGACGAGGTCGAGGTGAAGGCCGGGCACGCAAAGATCGCCAGCGTCGAGGCATCACCGTTGACGTAGATCAACGACCCGCCCGCCCCGGACGACCAATGCTGAGAACGGGTCGTCATCTGAGCCGTGGAGGAGACCCCGACGATGGTAGTACCGGTGATCGTGCCCGCGCCGTCCGTGCCGGTACCGCAGGTGATCCACACCGCGCCGGAAGCCGTGGTGGGCCCGCAGCCGTACTCGATCTTGATGTAGAGCGGTGCGGTGGCCTGCAACGCGTCCCCCGCCCGCCAGATCTCGTACCCGGCCGCTGCGTTGGCCAATGGTGCGTTGACGCTCGCCCAGTTGATCTGTCCGGTGTCGGTGGTCAGCACCCATCCCTGCGCGGCGATGGCGGTAGACAGCGCTGATGCCCAGGTACGGAAGATCGGCGTCGTGGTGCAGCTGACCGGGTTGTTGAGGGTCTGGATCGTCATCGCGTCACTCCGTCTTCAGCCAGACGATCGTCACCGTGACGGTGCCGGTCGTGCCGTTGTTGGTGATCGTCATCGGAATGGCCGCGCTCGGGATGGATTCCAAGTTGGCCCCGTCGACCAGCGGGGACAGGGTATGCACCGCTGTATCGGCGGTGACGTAATCCAGCAGCACCCCGGCGTCCGAGACCGGGTCGGTCCCGGCCGGACGGGCCAGGTCAGCCGTCTTTTGGGCGTCAGTGACATACAGGCGCACCCGAGCCGGGCGCGAGGTCTGAATCGAGTACAGGATGAACGACTTGGACAGGACGGCCCGCGTGTTGGAGTCGACCTGCCCGGAGGAAAGAGATGTCGTCGTCACGGACGCGGTACTGCGGGACCCGCTCACCCACTCGGCGGAGGTGGCGTTCTGCATCTGCAGGATGGCCCCCGCGAACGCATCGTTGGCGATCTCGATCGGACCGGTGGCGGCTAGTATCTTCTCCGCCCCCGG